CGGTGGTGAAGGGCGGATTTCCGTGTCAGGACCTGAGTGTAGCCGGTGAGCGTGCCGGACTGCTGGGTAAGCGCTCTGGTTTATTTTTTGAGGCCGTGAGGATCGTGCATGAACTACGACCTGATTTCTTCGTTTGGGAAAATGTGCCCGGATTACGTTCATCCTGTTCTTGCCGACGCTGCCGACGCCATTGTGGAGACTGCGGGAACATCGCCGGAGCCGACGAATCCGAGTGCCTCATTTGCGGAAGTGAGCGACTTCGTGGCCGGGTTCTACGCGAGCATCGAGGCGCAGACTTCTTCACGGTTGTTTCCACGCTTGGGTTCATCAGGTTTGATGGCGCATGGACGCTTCTTGACGCTCAATATTTCGGTGTTGCACAGCGCCGACAGCGCCTATTCGGTGTGTTCGCTCGCCGAGATATTGGAGTCGAGCGCGCCACTGAAATACTATCTCTTCGCCACCGCCTGCAATGGCATCCTACGGCGGGCAAAGCAGCGGGGACGGTCGCTGCCGCCGATGCTGAAGTGGGAGTTGGATCGGGTTTCCCGTCACTTTCCGGCCAACCTGAAAGCAGCAATCAAGGCGGGGTGGGACCCCGAATTGCCACCACCATTCGTGCAGCTTCCGGCGCGCGACAACCAGGACGGCGGGGAGATGATGACCTGAACATCGTGGGCACGCTAGGGGCTGTTGCCGGTCGCAATCGTGGGCTAGGTCAGGAAAACGAAGTTGATATGCTGGTTGCTTCGTCTGCGGTTGCTCTGAGCAATCGCAGGGGCGATACAGGGAGCGTGTTTGAAACGTTGCGATTTGGCTCCCACGGAGCGATGCCCATGGTCTTTGGCGGCAACGATACATCGGGTGAGCGAAGTGGCAACACTTCGCTCACCGCGCACCCTGGGCGGCTCGACTTTGAAACAGAGAACTTCGTGTGTGGCGCTCTGAGCGCCACACACGGCGGGCCGGATGATAATTCAGGGCAAGCGCATCATCTTGTCGTAGGAGCCCTGAGCGCTCACAGTAAAGCACACGGCCACGCTATGACAACGCAACAGGCTGTAGAGGCAGGCCATGTGATTGCCTTCACGGAGCGCACCAGAGCCGATGGGCGGGCGCTTGAGGCGCAAGAGGATTTGTCCTATGCGCTAACCAATCCCGGCGACGGCGGGCGTACACAAGAGCGCCAGATCGCCGGCTCGTTCGGCGTTCGCCGCCTTACTCCGAGAGAGTGCGAGAGACTGCAAGGATTTGAGGATGACTGGACGGCTTGGGGCGTGGATGAGAATGGGCAGCGGGTAGAGATGTCTGACTCAGCGCGCTATAGGATGATCGGCAACGCAGTATGCCGTGCGGTGAGTGATTGGCTTGATCAGCAGATCGTGGCCGTGTACGGCGCGGCGGGAGGGTAGCGGTGACGACATATTACGGCGTGATTGGCAACCGCGACTATATCAAACTGTCGGGTAAAAGGCTCCCCTTTTGGTACTTCCTTGACGAGCACCCGGCTGGTTGGCTCTGCTCACTTGCATATAAACGCGACGATGTGCCCATTGACCGGCCGCGCTTGTGGGACTGCGGCGCCTGGAGCTACAAGGCCGAAGAGACCCCTCGACTGGGCCGCAATGATGTAACGCCAGCGTGGGCGCTGGCACAATACCAGCACCTCGCACAACCGGGAGATGTTGTGATTGCGCCTGATCACATGCTGATCCCGTTGCCTGGCGTCGATCTGGAGGCGCGGCGGCGTTTCAACCGCGAATCGGCTGCGGTGTTTCATGTTCTCTGTGAGGGAACCGATCTTGTGCCGATGGCAGTCGTTCACGGCGCGACGCTCGACGAGCGTCTTGCATCGGCAGCTTCGTTTATTGAGATGGGCTACGGCGCGTTGGCGATCGGCGGCATCGCTGGCCGCACCGCGCAACGCAACCACGTGATTGAGGTTGTGGTGACCGTGCGAGAGGCGTTTCCCGATGTTCGTCTGCATGTGCTTGGGATATCTGCACCGTCGTTCGCGCGTGTCTGGGCGACCTATGGTGTGGACAGCTTCGATGGTGCCAGTCACTTCAAGCAGGCATTCACCGCCGGTCGTTTCTTTGTGGCCGATGGGGCGGATCTTCGCGGCTACCAGGCAGCTCGGCCAGATGAGGCAGTAACGGCACCGATCTGCAACTGCCGGGCTTGCACACTACTGGCCGGAGACGACGTGGATACGCGCCGCTATGGCAGCAACGAGACGAATATGGGCCGAGCTGCGCATAACCTCAACCAGTTGATGCGCGCACTGGCACAGGTGCTCTGATGCTGATACTCGAACTCGCCGACACCGCCGGCCTGCGCTGGGCACAACAGACCGTCACCGCGCATCCAGGCCGGTGGCGAGTGGCACGTCCCGAACGCGGCCACGTGGGCGATCGGGGCAGCGCTCAAGCGGGTGGTTGTGGACTACCTGGAACGCTACCCGCCGTGCTTTTTGGATCAACCGTGGAAGCTGGGGATGTGCCTTAGCTATTGCGATACGAGTAAACACCGGGGAACGATCTACAAGGCCGCAGGGTTCCAACTCGCAAGGACAAATGAGCACGGGATCGAGACCTGGGCGCGACCACTCCGGGGCTTGCAGGGCCACGAGCGGCAACGCATCGAGCGCCTGGCCGCGCAGAGTGCGCGGAGTAGGCGGTATCGGGCGAGGCGGTCTATTCAGGTGACACAAGAGGCGTTTTTATGAAAGATCAAGCAGAGAACAATGCGATACAACCACCCGATCTGCGCGAGCCGACTGAACAAGGCGACCTCCGAACGCTGATTGAACTGTTGGCACGTATCGTGGGGCGCCAGGCAACCGTGGTACAATCGGAACAAACGGACCAGCTCAAAGCCGCATGAGGTGTGCTATGCTGATTGCTCCCTACTGGCGCCGCTCAAAGCGCGATAAAAAGCGCGGTATCTCAATCGGGCTTCAACATGATGAAAGTGAGCGTTGGGCCTCTGAACAACGTTTCCCGGTTGTTTTCTATGAGCCATACATTGATGATGGCACGAGTGCGTTTACTGACGATCTGAGCAAGCGACCAGCCTTCAAGCGACTTTTAGATGACGCCCGCGCCCGGAAGTTCGATGCCATCCTGGTCTATATGTATGATCGCTTTGCGCGCAAGCTCGATATAGCTGCGCCAGTGTTCGCTGAATTTGATAAGCTCAAAATTCAGGTATTTAGCATCTGCGAGCCAGAGGACTGGGAGGCGCGCGCGCAGGCTAGTTTGGATGCTGAAAAATTCAGCCGGCGTCTGGGTGTACGTATGAAGGGTGTGAAATATCGTGATGCACGGCAAGGTCGATGGGTTGGCGCGGTTCCATTTGGATATGATCGTGTTGAGGGGTATTTAGTGCCAAATGCGGATGCCGAAATCGTACGGCTTATTTTCACGCTTTATGCCACGAATGGCTACAGCATCATGGATATCGTTGACGATCTGAAGGCCCGTGGTTTCATGCGCACGAGCATTTGCCATTATGATGGCGCAGCATACCCGATTGGAGCGCAAAGTATCCGTCAGATTCTGACCAATCGGGTGTATCTGGGCGAATCACGCTGTGGCACAATCGCGATCCCAGGCGCCCATCCATATATTGTTGACGATCAACTCTGGCAGTCTACACAAGATATTCGATCTCGACGCGCAACGCATCGCGGTCGCTTGACCATTCAAGCTCCAGATCGCGGTATTCTTGCCGGGACTGCGCGGTGCTCGTGCTGTGGCGCCGCGTGTTGGTATAGCAAGAGCGGAAAAGGCCAGCGAGCATACAATTGTAAGACAAAAGTACGATTGCATGGATGCGCTAATCCACCTGCACATGTTGACGATGCTGATCGTCTCATGATTCATTGGTTGAAGCGGTGCATACTGCCAAGCGATTGGCAGCAGCAGGCCCTCGCGACGATTGCGCAACAAACCACAGTAACACCCCCTGATCGGGTGATTATTGAGCGCGAGTTGCGCCGGCTAAAGGAGGCATTTTTAGACGAGCGCATAACAGCAGCGGAGTATGAGCAAATGAAGCTGCAATTACATGCTCAAAACACTCCGCCGTCTATCGCGATACCTGATCTCGATCGCGCCGCCGCGTTGCTCGCCAATCTTCCGCAGGTATTCAATGACGCCACACCGGACGAGCTACGCGCGCTTGTTAGTACACTTTTCAGCGCAGTATGGCTGCAATCCTCGGTTGTTGTGGCTTGGACACCGCGTGAAACGTACATGCCCTTATTTGGGGCGCTGTATAAAACGGGTGGGGGGAGGTGTTCCCTCACACTATTCCCCTCGTTATGGTCAAGTGATCGCGTGCCAATCGCGGCTTGACACCCCGCCACGCCCGGTGTATACTTCGGATGTCGTTTGAGGTATTTTGAGGTATACACGAGTATGAAGAGGTATTCCAATACATTTTCTGGTGCTTTCGGGCCGGGTTTCGTGTATCTCATGCAGACAGGTGAGTTGTATAAAATCGGATATAGCGTTGATCCAGAGGCGCGTCTCGATCACGTTCGGGTCTACGATCCAATGGTACAGGAGTATGGCGGGGTGGTAGAATTGCTTTACACTATCCCTGTGCAAAACATGCGGCAATCCGAGGCAGCCCTACATGTCTGCTTTGAGGATCGCAGGGTTTATCGTTTGGGTGGCATGCTTCGTACAGAATGGTTTCGGCTTTCATCTGTGGATGTCGCGCAGATTTGCGCGGGTATCCTACCAAAGGGGGTGAAGGGATATGAGCAATGAAGGGCTTCTCACGGTCATAGAGGCAGCTCAGTATTTGCGTCTAAACCCACGTACAGTATCAAACAAAGCAAAAGATGGCAGCATACCAGCCAGAAAGGTTGGAGGCCATTGGAGGTTTGATCCGGAGGATTTGCGCATATACGACGAGTCTCAACAGCGATCTGACCAGATGAAGCCTGAGCAAACGTAGGGCCGCCCGAATGCTGCAAACACGCGAGCGGCCAGTGATAGCCGGGGGACTATCAGAGAGGATTATAGCATGGAAGAGCAGCGCGACACCTACGAGGAGCTGTCGGCCAAAAACGATCGCATGTGGGCGAAACTCCGAGAGGCCGAGGCCGACGCGGAGACAGCCGGGCGAGCGGCAGACGACGCGAACGAGCGTAACAAGATGCTTTGCGAGGCGCTGCGTGCGGTCGTGACGGCACGCGGGATTCGTGGCGCGCGGGCAATCGCGCGAAAAGCACTCAGAGAGCATGACGAGACGGTGAAGCTGGAGCGCGAGTGATGGCCTACAACCTCACAACCGAAAAGACCTGGTCTCAGACACTTGACGACCTGGCTGAGACGTTCCGCAAGTGGCGCATCGCAAAGTGGAGCGTTGAACCGGCTAATCCAGGCCGGAAAGCTGCGAACAAGCACCAGAATCAGCACGAGCGCACGGTGACACTCCGCTTCACGCGCAGCGGCGGCGAAACGGTGCTGGTGTCGCGTGATCAGGATCGCGCGGTCGATAACCTCCGCGCGCTGTACCTGGCGGTTGAGCGGATGCGTCTGATCGATGCAGCCGGCTTGACTGACATTGTACGCCAGGCGTATGCGCAACTGCCGGCGCCACAGGCCGCAGCCGCACTACCGCGTAGCCCCTATGCCGTCCTTGGTGTGCAGCCTGATGCACCGCTCACGGTCTGTGAAGCGGCCTGGAAGGCACGCCTAAAGTCGGTCCATCCTGATGCTGGTGGGACCGATGCACAGGCAGTCGCAGTGAACGCGGCGATGGATGCGATCCGGAAGGAGCGTGGCGGATGAGCAACGAAGCTGCTGCCATCATCGCGCACTACCTGCGCCAACTCGCCGCCCGGAACGGCTTTCGATGGACCGCCGAAAATGATCGTGATATGAACCGACTGGCCGCAGCTTTGGGCCAGGACGCGCCGGCCGACACGATCCCGCCGTATCAAAGTGACGAGCGCGCCACGGTGGTGCTGGAGCGGGATCCGGCTGCGAGCGATACGAACTATCAGGAGTGGAGGAGGCGGCAGTATGCCGATGATGCGGATACGGCGGCAGTCAGGAGGATGACGCGGCGATGAAGGCTTTTCTTGAGACAACAATGCCCGATGGAAGTATCTGGCGCGTGCCGGTCGAGGTGATAGCACGGGATCGAGCCACCCATTACGCGCGCGAGTTCGGCGGTGATATTGAACGATCGCTGCAAGAGGATACGATCCCACTTTTCGAGACTGATGATTACGAGATCGAAGATTGGGCTGCAAATAACATGCTGTGGGAGGATGTCCAGCAGCATGCTTACCGCGTAGCCGATCCTACGCCACCGGAGATCAACTACCAGGAAGGTTGGACGAACGGCGAAAAGCGCGTGGTAAGGGAGAATCGAGGATGAGCAAAAACTGTGTAGGCCATGGCGTCAATATCGGCCATGGATTTGTGAAGTATCTGGTCATTGATGCGGCCGGCCAGGAGTTGCCAGCCGCTGTTTTCCCGGCGATGATTGGTCGCGCGCGCAGGCACGTCGCCGGCTCGATCGCCAGTGCGCCGACGGTGCGCGCGGATGGCGCGGAGTGGTGGACAGGTGAGGACGCCTTGCTGTCGGGCAGTGTGCTCACCAGTGTCAGCCAGGAGCGGCTAGACGATCCAGCCTATATCCCGGCGCTGACGAGGAGCGCACTCAGTCGCCTGAGCCTGAACGGCAGTAGCGCGGGCTACTGTGTCACCGGCTTGCCGGCGACCTGGGCAGCCGAGCGCACCAAAGCGCAGGCGCTCGGCGCGCGCCTGCGCGAGGCCACAGCCGATTATCTGGGCATCCGGGTCATCCCGGAGCCGCTAGGGCTTGTCTACGCCGCGTTGCTCGACAACGATGGGCAGATCGCCGGTGACCCGGCCATGGAGCGCGGCCAGGTAGCGGTCGTTGATCTGGGGTTCCATACGGTGGATGTTGCGGTCATTCGCCGGATGGTGCCGGTGCCGGCCGCACTCGACACCTACCAGCTTGGTACCGCCCGGCCGTTGCGCGAGATCCGCGCCAAGCTCGTGGCGCACTTCGAGCGGGAACTTTCGCTCTATGAAACTGACCTGGCCGTCCGCGCTGGCCGGCTCGATGTCGCTGGCGCCAGTCGTCCACTCCCGGCCGGCTGGGATCGGCCACTCTTGCAGAATGCCGAGGCCGTAGCGGCGCGGCTGGTCGAGGCGTGGGGCCGGGGCGCCCAGTTCGACGCCATCCTGATCGGCGGGGGTGGTGCTGCGCTGGATCCGCTGGTCCAGGCGATCACACGCCGGTTTGGGCATGCGCGGGTTGTGGATGCGCCACAACTGGCGATCGCGCGGGGGTACGCGCGCCTCGCACGCCGGCTTGCACGGGAGAGCACTTCGTGAGTGGCCCGCAGCGCGTGCGCATCTCGGCGGCGCTGGCTGTTGTGCTGGCCCAGGTGGGTGGCACGGCCAGCGCTGCCCACCGCGCGCTGCTACTGATTGGCGCACACGCGGCCGGCTATGATCTCTCAGAATGCCGGCGTGACCTGGCGTTGCTGCTGGCTGAGGAACTGGATGCGCCGGTGCGTGCCAGGCTTCAGGAGATTGCTGGGGAGCGTAGGACAGACGTAGGACAAGCGTCCTACACTGTTCGGGCGGTAGCCGTTCAGGAAGAGGATGATCCGTTCAGTGTAGGAATTGAGGTTTGATGGAGGCTGAATTGAGTGTACAGAGTCGAGGCAACACGGGGCCACAGATTGGATTCCTCCGACCGGCGCATATCGAACGCGCGTTCGTGGTCCTGGTCTATGTCGCCGTAGTTGCGCTGATCGTGCTTTCATTCGTCGGCACATGCTATGCGCGCCTTGCCAGGGATGTGCCGCTACTGGAGCCCTGGCGTGTGGTTGAGGATGTCGCCGCCGCACCCGGTCTTTTCGCGATCGGCTTTCTCGTCCAGCTTGCGCTGATGTTGACACAGTACGGTGCGCGCCAGTTTGCTCGCCGGGATCGCCGCTGGTGGCTGCTCTACCTTGTGGCGTTGGGGATCAGTGTGTATTATAATGTTGAGGCGTATTGGTCCCCACTTGCCGCGCTCGGTCTGGCCTGGTATGTCAGTGGTGCCATCATCCTGGCCGGCGACATTGTTCCGGAGATCGCGGCGGTGCGGCGCACATGAGAGGCGTGCTATGGCGACAGTATTCGCGATCTGCGTGGTCATTGTGGTAGCTGGTGTGGTATGGTTTCACATCTTGCGCCCGATCCTGGTGGATTTCGGGGTGATTGGTGTGGACGAGAGTGTAAAAGATAATGAGCCAACTCCAGCCGTTATTATGTCACGCCCCGAATATGCTACCCCTCTTTCTACCCCGTCGTCTCTAAGGACGGACGACGGACGGACGGAGACGACCGCGCCACAGCCGAGGTTTACAGAAGATCAACTTTTGACACTGTATGCGCTGCTGCGATCTTCTGGGGTAACGCGCGATAGGGCAACGCCGGCCCTGAAGGCCGCCGGTATCCCGGTGAATAATAATCTGTGGACGAGAGCAGCGCCCCCAGCCCCTGCGGACGACGGCGAGTACCGCACCCCGATCGCCGGTCGGCCGGCCGATGCTGCACTGTTTCGTGAGAGCGGCGAGCTGGCCTATGAGCCGCCGCCGACGAAGTAGGCTACCCTCCCAGCGCCGCCCCGATCCCCTTCAGCGCGCTCACGATGCGGCTCACGAGTGCGCTCAGGTCCTGATAGACCTTCTCCAGTGCGCCCACGCGCCCGGCCAGCGCCGCATCATCCCCGCCCGCGCCGGGCAGTGGCCAGGCTTTCACGTCCCGCACTGAAATGGCCTCGAACTGGAGCGGAAACGGTCCACTGTCTGCTCCCATCCGCCCGCCGTAGTACACCCTGACATAGCCATCCTCGGCGATCAAGAGTGAGACGCAGCTATTTTTACTCCCCGGCACGGGTCCGGCTACGTACCACAATCGCCCATCCCGATGCTCACACAGCACCACGTTCAGATTGGCGTCGTGCCAGGCCACGAAGATGCGCCCGGTCGCATCGCGACAGGTGGCGGTGAAGCGCTGATCGTTCGAGGACAATTGGACGGCGAACGATTCGGGTTGTGAGGGCAGGCCCTCGATGATGAGATCAGTGGGCATGGTGGCTTCCTTTCAGGGCAATTGGGTATAAGCGTCAACCAAGCTGTTGACGACAAACTGCACATCATTGTCGGTTGCATTGAGCGGATCGGTGGCGATCGTACCATTGGTCAGCACGCCCCAGACCATCCGCCTGGCCTCGGCCAGCGCGTCGGTGAGTGCCCGCGTGGCCCAGGCGATGCGTGCTGTGTGATTGGTCGTGCCAGGGTCCTCGGCCATTACCGCCACGGCCGCAACTGCTGCCGCAACCGCCACCTGCTGGAGCAACCGCGCGCTTGCCACGGTTGTGCCGCCTCCGACCGCGAGCGCGTAACGTTCAACATAGTTCATTGGAAACCTCCTATCAGTGGTAAATACAGCGTGAAATGTTCTTGCACCTTTATCTTTGCCCGCTCCTCAGCTTGATAGCCGCGCGGGTCGCGGATCAGGAACAGCGCCTCTTGCTCGATCGGCACCGCACCCAGAACCTGCGCATTGATAAACACACTCGCAGCCCGCTCCCCGGTCGAGTCGACCAGGCAGAGCGCCCGGCTGCGCTTGAAGCTGCATGGGCGTGTGATCGGTTTCGACCAGTCGGCCACAACCCCCGACTCGATCGTCTGCGCGGGATCGAGCAAGACCTCGACGGCCAGCAGGCTCGGCGTATCGGTCTGGATTTTCAGTTCGTAGGTGAGCTTTTCGTTCAGCACAATCACCGCCGGTGCGCGCAGGGATGTCACGAGCGGCGCATCGCCCCACGCTCCAGTAGCAATCAGCAGAGCGATGAAGATGGCAGTGAGCGTCTTCACCGGCCGATCTCCTCGCGCAGGTGTAAAAATTCGAGCGAGGCGGCTGGCTCATCCGGCTCGACGGTGAGTGCATCAGCGATCGGGTCATAGGTCGTCTGCCCGATCCGCATCCGCGTCACGTTTGTGATCGTGGTCAGGAGTGTCGGTGGCAACAGCCGGAAGACCAGTACATCGCCCGGTCGAACCTCATCTTTTCGGTGCCATTGGCCGTAGGCATCGAACACGGCCGGGATCGGAATGCTGGCGCGCGTCTGCGGGTTCTTGTGGTCTTCGATATAGGCGTCGCGGTGGATGCCCGCTTGAGTCGATGAGGTGGTCTGAACCTTCACGGCCACGCGCCGGGTGATGCCGTGGCGCGTGACGCTGGCGCTGTTACTACTCACCGCGGTACGCAGCGTGCGCCCGCCGGCCTCCTCGTATACGCCGTAGGCGCTGTTGAAAAGGTTTTTGAGCGACCGCTCGGTATCGGGCGTGACATCCACGTACCAGGTGCGCGCCAAGTCATCCTCTGGCCGGAACTGGAGCAAGCGGCGCTCGTTCACAAACCATCTCCAGCGCCGGGGCGTGGTCTGGTTGTCGCCGAGACTGGCCAGACGGTCGAGGGCCTGTGCCGCGTCGGCATCCTCATAAACCTCATCGAGCAGGTCCACACCCGGCGACTGAATCAACGCATCCGAGGCCGCAAGCTGGCCGCTGTTCAGCGTCGTGACGCTGGCGCGGATGTCCTTGACGATCTCATCGGCATAGACGATCAGCGCCCGGATCGCCACGCCGGAGAGGTACGACCGGGTGAAGGTCGCGTTAAACTGCGTTGACGAGCCGATCGAGAGCACAATCACGCTTTCACCGGTTGCGCTGTTCGGGTCGATATTAAGGCGCTGCCCGACGTACATCCCCGCCGTGCTGCCCACGGTCGCGGTGACATTCACCCCGGCCACCCGGTTTGCGGTGAGGCTGGTGGCGAGCCGGTAGACGTTGCTGGTCGTGATGCGGAGATTGGTAATCTTGAGGTAGTTGGCACCAGTTTCGCCAGGGTAGGCTGCCGCGGCCGCATTATAGTAGAGTTCGATCAGCAGGCGGTGGCGACCGCTAAAGGTCGTATTATAGGTGCCGCTCTGGAGCACGCCGCTGCCGGCCAGAGTCATAATATTGACATTGCTGGTCCCATCGCGATTGTTCGCATCGACTCGCGCGCTCCAGCTCGTCGGACACAGGAACTCGTAATCGAACGCGATTCCGACCATCGTGCGATTGCTGCCCTCTGGTGTCTGGTACTCAACATCGCCATACGGCCCGGTTGAGGCGTAGCTCGCGCCCTTCTGCGGGGCAATGAAAACCTGGTTATCGAGCTTGATCTCAAACCGTTCGGTTGTCTGCGCCGGTGCTGGCCGGAACCCCTCTAGCAGCGTCTTGCTCCACAGTTCGGTGTAGGGAGCATCTCCCACCGCGCTGCTATAGCCGATTGCCGTGCCCTCAAGACCATTTTCCCCGATCGCCGGGTCCTCAAAACGGCCCTCAAAGAGTATCTGCGATCCTAATGCAGCCACGACATGCAGCGGCTTCGGCCACTCATAGGCGCGGTAGGCTTCGGCCTGGGTGAGCATCACGCCCAGCCCCAATGCCTGGAAGCCGCGTTGCCCTTGCGTGATCTGGCAGCGTGTGATGCGCGTGCTTGCATCCAGGATGAGTGCGCCACCGGGACTGTCATAGATGCCCAGAAAGATGCCCATGAAGGCCCCTACTGCGGTGATAAAAACGCGGCTTTGCGTGTCACCCGGATGTTATTACTGAGTGGCGTGCCGCTCGCATTGGTCGCGCACCAGGCCGCGCTGTTGGTACTGAGCCAGATAAGCGAAATGGTCGTGCCGAGCTGACTGACGAACGGATCGCCCTGGTAGTCGAGTGGCGCGAACGGCTCGGTTCCGTTTTCGCCCGCCTCGTCCATATAGACCCGCGCCTTTTGCTGTGTCAGCGCGCCGTCGTCCACATAAAGATTAAGATCAACCGGACTTGAACCGAACGCCGTCGTCAGGGTGAGATCGCCGTGTTCGATTACGCGCGTGGTGCCGAGTGGTTCCTCATCGAGCGCGATAAAGGCAACATAATCAATGTCGAGCGTGCCACTGGCCGCCGATGCCGCGATCTGGAACCGGAACCGATGCGCCGATGCCGGAAGTGTTGCCACGCCGAGAAAGACGATCCGGGGATTCGTTGTCGAGGTGTCGATCGGCGTTTCGCTTGTGGTGTCGCTGTTCCCGGCCTCATCTTCAAGTTGACATTTGATTCGCCAGGTGGTTGAGCCGCTATTGTTGCGGACAGCCGCGTAGACCCCGATGCGCCTCCAAGCCAGCACCCCACTGGTAAGCTGACCTGAATTGGCGTAGCTTGTGCTGGCCGGGGTGTAGCGGAGCACACTGCCGCCTCGCGCATCGTTTGCACTGTCGGCCACGCTCGTGTAGCCGCTGGCAGTCAGCGCCTCGGCCTCGATAATCGAGAGCCGGGAGGAGGACCGCGCGATCAGCAGCACGCCGGCCGAAAGGGAAGCGAACACGGATGGGTCGAAGCCGCCCAGTTCGATCATGACTGGACTGGCAACGTCAACGCTTGTGGCAAATGTAGCCGTTAAAATGTTTGGATTCGCCGCTGACGACGACGACACCTGTTCCTGACGCCCCAGCCAGAGGCCGCGTCGGAGGAACCGCCCGCGCACGCCCGCGATCATGAAGCCCTTCAGATCGCGGCTCATCGTGTTGGGCTGCATGACCGCCGCGTCATTCTCGTTCGCCCGCCCCACGATCACACAGGAGAGCGCCTGTGATGCACCCTCTGGCGCCCAGCGGATGATCACCGGCGCCATGCCCGTTACGTAATCAGACCACGCATCGGCATTGTCGAGTAGCCTGACCAGCTTGGCATGGTTCGCCAGGGTCTCAACCGCGCTTTCCCCACACACGTGATACTCCAGTTCCTCGCTCACATCATCATAGGGGCCTTTCCCACCCATACGCGAGCGCATGCGCACCGGGATACTCGGTGCCCAGCCGTCGCGCGCGCCGATAAACTTGCGGTTGGCGCGGTTGTGCCACACCAGATCGACCGAGTCGGTTCCGTCCGTGATGGTCAGGATCGTCATACCCTATCGCTTTCGTGTGTCGCCGCGCCAGCCCGCCTCAGCCATTTCCTCTTTGACCGTCGCGCGAATGATGTCCTTGAAGAGGCTCGATCGCTCATCTTCCAGGCGCAGCACGACGGTATACGCCGCACTTGCCCCGCCCGCCGCGCCCGCCATCTGCCCGGCGGCCATGCCCTGCATTCCCGGCAGTATGGGGTAGGCGAGACCAGCCCCGCCGGATAGCAGGCCGGGTGTTGTAACCGGGGGGTTCGTGACGATCCCGGCAAGCGGGTCGAGGATCTGTTGCATCTCATCGATCAGCGCGTTCGTGCCAGCAATCTGCTGATCGAGGTCTGCGATCTCGCGCTCAATCTCGGCTCGCCGCCTTGCGTCTTTCTCTTTGGCGAGTTGCGTCTGCTTGTCAGTGCGCTTCGTGGTCAGGTCATCGCGCTTTGCGATCAAGTCCTCATATTGCTTCTGGAGGTCTCCAAAGGTCACATTTTCCTGTTGCGCGCGCTGCATGAAGGCGGCAAGCTCCAGTTCGTGCTGCTTTTGCTTGTCGCGGATCGTTGCCTCGATCTGATCACGTTCGGCCTGGGTACGCGCGGCAAACCAGTCCTCTTCCAACTTCGCAATGTCCTGAAGCTGCTTTGAGCGGAGTTGAAAAAAATTCGCCTGCTGAACCGGATCGTCCTTGAAGAGTTGCGCGGCCACCTTTTCGGCCTGCTGGAGCAGGATAGATTGGCGCTGGCGAAAGGACTCCATCTGCCGCTCACGTTCGGCCAGTTCGGCCGATTGCTGCCTGAGCAACGCCAGTTCGTTTTCGAGTTCCGTGACGCGCTCGGATGGGGTGGCGCGGTCCCTCTCCAGATCGGCCAGGTCCTTTTGCAGATCGGCAATCTTTTCGAGGTCTTGCTTTTCGGCGGCCAGTGAGAGTTCCTTTTGGAGCGCCTTTTGCTTGTCCGCAATCTGCCCTTGCAACTTGACCTGGCGCTCGGCCTCCTGCTCGCGCGCATCCGCTAAAGCCGCCTCGGTCTTGGCAATATCAGCGGTGTTCTTTTCGCGCGCCTTGGCTACGTCCTTGCCCAGACTAGCCACAAACTCCCGGTTCTTGGTGCGTTGCTCGATCAGATCGGCACCGCCCTCGAAGATATCGGCCATCGTGTCAGAGATGGTGTCCTTAATCTTCTTCGCCAGGTCGGCCAGTTCTTCGCCCATCGCCGCAAAGGATGAAAGGAGATCTGGGAAAGAGGATTCCATTCCCTCGAGCCAACCGGCGATCACCTGATCGCCAACTTCAGCAAACACGCGCGAAGGAGATTGGATGCCCAAAGCATCTTTGGCGGCTTGGAGGGCGTCACCAGCTATATTACTCAGGGCGCTCATCAGCGCCCCCGCTGCCGCCTGCACGCCCGCGATTACCCCGTCGATAATGGCGCGGCCGGCCGTGAGGAACCGATCGCGCAGGTTCGTAATAATGCCCGGTAGTTGCTCGAAAACACGGCTCCACGTCGCAGTGACTTCCTGAAGTTTCGTCCCGAACACAGATGCGATTGTTTCCAGCACCCCCGCGATCTGGCTGGCAAGCTGCTCGAATTTGGCGACGGCGTTGCTCACCAGCCCCGCAATCAGCCCCAGAACCGTGCCGGGCAATTTTTCAATCCAGGCGATAATCCCGTCAACCAAGTCGGGAATAATCGAATGCCCAACAATGACCTCGTACAGATTCCGAAAGAACCCGATCACGCCCCCGACGAGTCCGCCGATTAAGCCGAATACCCCCTGGATCAATCCACCGATCACCTGAAGGATGTCCAGCACGACGTTGCTTACCAGTGTTTTTGCCGTTTCCCACGCCGCCGCCCACTGCCCTGTTAGCAGTTGCCCGATAAGCGTGACAAGTCCGACAACCACATCGGCAACCAAATTAACCACGCCCATTACGGCAGTCAGCGCGCCGTTCAGCAGCATCGCCGCGCCAGGCAGCATATCCCCGATCGCCCCCACCAGCGCTACAACTACCGTCCCGACTACCGCCGCAACCGCCGTGAAAATGGGTGACAACTTGCCGATAGTTACACCAAGGGCATCCCAGGCGGGCATGAGGTTTTGCGCGGCGAGCTGCACTTTTTGCCAGAAGGTTTCAAGCATCGGCATGATCTGCGCGACCACGCCGGCCATCACCCCCTGAATATCGCCCCAGTTGCCGACCCAGGCAGCCGTAAACAGTCCGATCATCGCGGCTGCAGCGCCGATCGCGATCGTCACCGGCCCGCCCAGGAGCGCCACGATCAACCCCAAAATGCCGCCGGCTGCTTCAAGCGATGCGCCGAACGAGAGAATGACGGGTACGACTGCGGAAAGGATCGAAAAGGCCGCAAAGCCCGCCACCACACCCGAAACCACGGCCAGGATGTCGGTCAGATGCTGTTTAACGGTATCAAACGCAGTCAAAAGAGGTTGAAGCCGCTCACTAACCGATTGCACCATCCCATTGATGCGGGCCTGCGTTTCCGCAACCTGATCGGCAACCTCGGTAAATGGCGCGGCAATCGCTTCGGGATCGACCTCTGGTATATCAAGTGCCGGCAACGCTGCTCCAAGTGCAGCAGCCCCACCAGCAGCCCCCTTTGCTGCGGTTTCGGCCGCCTTTGCCAGTCGATCGAGGAGTTCACCTTGACCGATCAACAGTTGATTGGTTGCCTGGCCCTGGTCCAAAAGCCCCTGCTGCACCTGCACCTGCGCCTGCGCCGCCTGCTGTGCCTGTTCCGCCGCGTCTACTTTTGCCTGTGCCGCCTCGACCGCTGCATCGCGTTCGCGTTCCACCGAGTCGATCTGCTGCTCGGCCTGAATCTCCGCGATTTCCAGTCGCGCCAGTTCCGCATCCGCCTCGCTCAACTCCCCACTAGCAAGCTGCTCTTGAAGCTCTTGGACGCGCTGCATGTCCTGGATTTCGCGCTTGCGGTCGCGAATGCCTTGCAACTGGTCGTTCAGCGGCCGGAGTGCTGCGTCATACCGCTCCGTCACTTCGGTCAGTTCGCGTTGCGCCTGTTCCACCTGCTGCGTGGCGCGTTCCAGGTCGAAATAGGACCGGACGAGGTTTGCAACCTGTGGACCGGCCGGCCCCATCGCGCCGATCAGGTCGTTCCACATGTCGTCCTGGATTTCACCGCCCTGCGTTACGGTGCTGATCGCCCGTGCAAGCTGTTCCTGGCTACGTGCTAAGGTCGGTGCCACGTCCACTTCGGACAGTTGACCGAGATCGACCAGGGTCTTCAGTTCTTGCTCAATCGCGCTACTCAGGGAGCGGAACGCGGAGAAGTCGGCGTCTTTCCAGCCGTCCATATATGCTGTGGCCGCGCCGGCACCCCACTCATCGAGTTGCGGCAAGAGCTTGGGCGGGCTACCCGGTTGGAGCCACGAGCGGATGATTGAGCCGATATACTGGAGCGCCTGAATGACCGGCGCGGCGGCTTGCATGATGCCGCGTGCGAACTGTCCGGCGATATTCGCCCCCCAGGCATAGGCTTGCTTGCCAAGCTCTACAAGCACCTTGCCGCCCGTAATCGCGTTCTGAACGAGCTTTGCGATCCCGCCCGCGATATTTTGAATACCCTGTTGGACAGCCGGACTGTTGAGGGTCTCTAAGAGGCTTTTGAGGGCGCCTTTGAGGGGCTCAAAGATCGGCTTTGAGACAGTGCGCAGGGTCGCGCCGGCCCAGTCCTGGAGGTTCGAGAGCATGCCCTCAAATGTTCCAGACTGGGCGGCCATCATCCCGCCGAATTTGTCGCGTACATGGGCCTCCAGGATCGTGAAGGCTTCACGGGCGGGGGTGAGCAACTGGCCGGACTTGGAAAATTCCAGTCCCCATCCTGCCATCTCTTCACGGGTCGCGATCCCAAGCTCCTGAAAACGCGCAATCGCTTCCCCGGTCGCACCGGATGCGAACTTGCCGAAGGTAATGGACAGTTCCTCGAAGCTGACGCCCGTGCCGGCGGCCACATCACCGATCGTGGTCAGAATCTGTTCACCAGAGACACCGAAGCGTTTGGCGGTGTCCTCGGCGTGGAGTCCGAAGGCAGTCAGCACCTTGTCGGCCTTGACTAGTTCGGGGAGTTCAAAGGGGGTGGTCGCGCCGAATTGCGCCAGCTCATCCAGGCGTTGCTTGGCTTTTTCGGTGTTGCCAAGCAGCACGCCGAACTGTGTCTCGAAGCGCTCGAACTCGGCATTTGAGGCCACGCCCTTGACGATCCCGCCGATTGCTGCAACCAGGCCCGCGCCGGCTGCCATCACGCCGGTCTTGAGCGCCCCGCCAATAATATCGCCAATCCGGCTAAACCCGCTCTGCGCCTCGCCCTCGGCATCCTTGATCCCCTTGGAAAGCCCTTCCAGGGAGACTTCGGTACCAAGTTCTGCGACGCCGAGCGCAAATTCAGCCATGGTATAATGGGCCTATCACAAAGGAGCGATTGAATGAAAACAAAAATCAAACAACCGACTACCCAGCAGGTTCAGCAGGCCGCTGATCGGCGCCTCGCCAATCTCGCGATGGAACTGGGCGTCGCCGGCACGCAGGTGTTGATCGAGTCGTTCGGTTTCAGCCAGGAACAGGCGCAAGACTGGTTTGATAAGATGCTGGCGCGGGCCAGGGCGAACCGAACGGCCAGCGCCAACCTCGTGATTGCTGATCTTCAGAAGAAGGCCACTACCCCGCGCTGACCACTCTGATGCCCTGCTGCGCGAACCACTCGGCCGCCTTCTCGCGGTCGATCTCCAGCTTGGGCATCGGCTCCGGCGGCGGCGCGGGCGGGTCCAGTTCGTGCGCAATGCTTTTCAGGCCAGACAGGTGGATGCGCCGATCGTCCTTCTTCATATGTGGCACGCTGGCTGCGGCCCCGGCCTCCAGGGCCGCGCGCGCCTCTAGGGCCGGGAGATAGCGGCAGAGTTCCTCAAGCAGATAGATCGGGAGCGTCAGGACCCGTTCCGGGTCGATTTTGTAGAACGCGACGAGGCGGGCGAGCGTCGCCCCCGGCTCACCGGCTGACCCGCCTGTGCTTCCCCCGTTGGTTGCCCCGCCCGAATCTTTTCCTCTTCGCGCTGCCACCACTCGATAAAGCCGATCTTGTCTTGAAGCGGAATTTCGTAGACCCGATCGGGCGGCATCTTCGGGGCCAGCATGCGGAAGAACTCATTGACCACCTGATCGAGCCGCTGCACAGCCGGGATCATGCGCTCTTCGTCGTCGCCAACTTCGCGAATCTCGGCCAGCGCGGCGGGCAACTCGGCCTGAAGATGATGCAGCCGGCCAAACTGGAGCGTGCCGAACATCCGCGCGGTCGGTACGTCATAGGTCAGACCATCGGTGTCACGAAAGCTATGCCCCTGTGGCGTAAGATCAAGAAGGGTATACTGTGCCATCGCGTGCGCCCCTTAATACTGAACTGTCCCCCAGCCCATGCGCTTGCCTTCAGACTGATTGTCATCTTCGAGGACGTGGAATTGACTCTCGACCGCCTGGCGCGCGTCTTTTGCACGGGTGCGTGTGCCGGCGCCATTAAACACCCCGCGCGGAAAGTAGTTTTGGCCGGGCAGCATGCCGTAGGGGCTGTCGGCCTCACCGCGCCAGAGCAGCGCGTACTCGGTCGGGGTTGCACCACGCTTGAAGGGCAACTGCTTCACGTTTACGCCGTTCATCGTAGTCGAAACGACCGCCGACACGTTGCCCTTAATACGAGCGACCTTTTCGAGGGTCATATCCACCAACGTGAAGTTGACCATGATGTCTTCCTGGGGGAGTGTGGCCTTCACCGGGCCTTGATGGTCATTGTCGTAAAACTTGGTCAGGTCGCCGGCTTCCTCGATCGATTGCTCGCCCTCAGTGGCGCCAAGCTCGATCCAGTTCGCGCCCGGCACGCTGTTGATATTCGGCTCGGCCTCCCCGTAGGGCGCGAGATAGATTTTGACGGTTCCTACAAGCTGCGCGTACGGCTGCATTGCGGCCATAAATCCTCCTACGTTACCGCCTCGCTCGCCACGCTGGTGCGTAGAAAGAGGCGTACCATATCAATACCGATGTCCGGATCGCGATCGAATTGCGGGCTATCATCGGGTAACAACCAATAGATCAGCGCAGTGCCGCCGCCGGTCGAAACCACATCGCGCTGTTCAAACGCCTGGCAAATCGCCAGGATGCGATTACTGACCTGACTGGCCTCCACCTGGCTCTCGCCGTAGCAGCGCGCTTCCAGCCGCACCTTGCGCATCCCTGCGTCGAGATCAGGTCGCTCCCCCGCCGCGTAGCTCAGTTGCAGCGCTTGACTGGGCGTGGGCCAGCCTACAAGGGTTGTATCCGCCCGATCGCCCATCGCAAACTTATGCTTCGCGGCGATCCGCCCACTGGTGAGCAGATTCAGATCGGCGTCACTGCCGAGATAGGCCAGGATGGCGGCAAGCGCGTCGATCATACCGGCTGCCCGCAGGTGATACAGAACCGCGCGCCGGGCGGCAGCTCGTCCCGACAGTGCCCACACGTGCGCGGGAGTCGAGTCGTTGCGCCCGTCGCTGGCTGCGGATGTTGTGACGGTGGTAGCACGTTCGGCTTGGGCGTCTGCGGGTTCTGGTTGATCTGTGCCATCCGCCTCGGCTCCGACTGGAGATGAATCACACGGCCGTCATCAAGGAGGATTACGGTAGGCTCGCGCGCATCGTTGCTGTGTAGCTCTATTGGTGCTGGCCCAATAAAGAAGCCCATCCTAGCGCCCCCGCACGAACTGACTGATAATCCCCCGCGCTCGTGGCCGAACCCGCTCCAGGCCCTTCGTGATGTACTGATAGCGCCGGTGGATAATGAGCGCATACCGGACGCCTTGCACTCCCACCTTGCCCCGCACCCGCAAGCCCTCAATCCGACCCGGCGCGCCCTGGATCGCCCGCTGAAGCGTGCCTGACACCTTGCCATGGCCCGGATACAGCTCCGCTTTCGCCTCAGCTTCGATCCGATGGTCGATCTCGGTGACGCCTCTAGCTGCCCTTTGGGCTATCTCCTGAACGACCTGTGGCCCGCGCCACGTCAGTTTGCTTGACACTCGCTTCGCTCTCCCGTTGCTCGGCCTCAAGCCGCTCCAGCGCCTCGATCGCGATAAACTCGCGGCCCCTGATGCTGACAAGATCATTGCGCTCGAACAACGCGAGGCGCTGTGCTCTGGTGATTTTGTTGATCATCCCAATTTCTCCAGTTTCAAGCTGAGATGGCTGATGGCTGTACGCCTACGCCGCGCCAGCACCTTATCGATCAGGAATGGTCCAGTTTCAACCACCCCTTGCTTATCTTGCACGTTCGCGATCCGATCGCCCTGGCGGATGTCCTGACGTGGCATGGTCAGGTAGGTATAGGTGGTGATGATGGGCCGCTCCGCGAAGACTCCAGCGCCGACGCGCTGGTCTTTGACAATCAACCGCCCGCGCACATCCGCGAGATGGACCGGCACATCCGGCGGCCAGAGCAACTTTTCCGCGCCGTAGGCGTCTGGGACCGCGCGGGGGCGGTGAACCTCGCAGAGATGCGGCATCTGGCCGTCGAGCGCCATGGTCAGCCCGCCCGAACCGCGAAGAGATAGGTATTTCCGCTGACTGTCACGACCAGGTTGCCGCTGCTGTTGTTGTAAATCGACGGTGGGAACGGTCCCCATACCTGCGCCTTGGCGCTGGTCGCCGTCAGCGCCAGGTCGGTAATTGCCAGGCTGTCCACGCTGTTGGGTGTGGAGACGGTCGCGGTGGTCGTGCCGCCGTTGCCCTCGGCCACGAGCAGCACCTTGCCGTTGTTCGGGATGTTGTAGTTGTTGCCCGATGTTGCCGCCGTGCGATTGTCGGTGTAGTTCGCGGCGCTGGCGGCGGCCCGGCCAGAGTCGTACACGGTCACGGTTACTTCAGCCATAGAATAAACTCCTCTTACGGCAAACGAATGACGGCAAAGGTCAGATCGGTCACCTCCGAAAAGGTGACGCTAATCTGCCCTGCGGCGTTGTTATAGTGCTGCGGCGGGAATGGCCCGATCATCTTGTCACCGGTGAGTTCCGGGACGGTCGCGGTATAGTCGGTGATCCCCAGGCTATCGACGGTGCCCGGCGTCGGGACCGTCACGGTGCAGGCGCCCGCGCCGGTCTTCTTGACGTGCAGGAAGACCCGGCCATTATTTGGAATGAGATACGTTTCGGCCGCGCTCCCAGCGGCGTAGGCTGGTGTCAGTCCGCTCGATGTGCGGGTAATCTCCTGGATGGTTGGGGTTGCCATGGCCGCTCCTATGCTATAATTGACCAGGCGCGGGTTAGGCTTGGCGCACGACCTGATCAGTCAGCCGTTCGATTCGGCTTAGGACCTGGAGTGAGGTTCGATTCCTCACAGCCCGCGCTTCAGCACTACATCCACTCGTTAGGAGGCCCTATGCCCGCACTACTCGTCCAGATCGCGGATGATGCTTCCGATGAAGCGATCGATCACATCTACCGTGTCATCACAAAACTTGCACTTGTCGCTGGGGCTATGCCCCTTCATGTCGATTCGGACGCGCTTCGATCGGAAATCGCGAACTTCCAAAAGAACCTGAGCCCCGATGAGCGAACGCGCCTGGGGATCGACTCCTAGAGACTCGGCGGTAGCAATCGCCGGTAGAGCGCGGCGCGTTTCGCTTCCCAATCGGGCGCGCTGTAGCTGTATTCGCCACCGACACTCTCACTCTTCATGCTGGTCTGTTCCAGTGCCACGCGCACGAGTTCCACGATTACCATCCGGCGCCGCGCCCGGTCGTCTATCGGCACGTAGGTGACAACCACCGGCGCCACCCACGACGCGCTGCCACTCAGCAGTACAAGTTGACCCTGACCAGCATAGGCGGTGTAGTAACTGGCCGGCACGGTTGACCCATTCGCCGTGATACTCGTGATGCTCACGAACGGGCGCGAGAGGAACAGGGCGCCACCGGTCGTTCCCGCGATCGTCTCTGTTACCGCCGTCACGCCGTCGCCGTGCGCGCCGCACCGCCGGACCATCTCAGCCTCCTCATCGTCAATGATGGTCTGGAGGGTTGTGTCATCCAGGTCGGTTTGAACGTGCGCGCGAATACGTGCGACGGTGACGAGCGACATGGCGTACTATCCCCGCTTGCCGCGCTTCGGCGCCTCTTCGGCTTGCACCCCGGCACTGCGCTCGTTTTCGATCGCCTGCTCAAAGGCCAGCGCGGGGTCGAAGGTGACAGTGGGCTCATCCTCTGATTGCCCCATTGGGGCATTGTCAAGGAGCGCTTGCTGTTCGGGCGTGCGCTGCTCTGGCGGGATGGTCATTGCCTGAAAGCGCGCGATCCGCTCCTCTTGCTCGTGCAGTTGTCGGTCCAGTTCGGCGCGTTCGGCCTCGCTCTTTTCGAGTCGGGCAGTCAAATCAGCGATCTGTTCCTCAGCACCCTTGTTTTCCACTGGCCCGGCGCGGAGCTTGTTTTCAGTCGGCGTCGCTTTGGCCTTTGCCTCCTCAACCAGGCCCAGCTCGCGCGCACGGTCGAGCGGGATGGTCGCCCCGGCCGCAACCAGAAGCCTGGCGCGGGTCGGATCATTCGCCTCCACGACTTTGCCATTTTTATCCAGATACAACCGCCGGTCAGCGGTCCATGTATTTCGGTTTGGCTCCATGAAACCCTCCGTTGTCGCGAGCGGCACCGAGCCGCATGTCGCATGGTCAGCGCCACAGATCGGGCAACGTACCATCACCGACTTACACCGCTGTCCAGGTGCCGGTGTACCAGGTCACATCCCATGTCCCGGCAACCACACACTCAATCTCGACGCCCTCACCCGCCGCATCAGCAACGATGTAGGCTCCGGCTGCCTGCTGCGCACCGCTCGACGGTAGCGCGATCGTCTCGGTCCCGTTCGGATCGATCCGCAACTGCTGCGCGGTCTTGACCTTGAAGCGGTACCACTGCCCTACGGTTGCGGCCGGTAGGGCAAATGTCACCGCCCCCGCCGCGCCGTTATTCGTGAAGGTCAGGCCGTTGTCGATGTTGACAACCACCGTGTAATCGGCGGTCTTGGTTGACACGGTGCGGAGCGCGCGACCGTTCAAGGTGGTAGACATGTCTTCAGCCTCCTCATGTCCGCTACAACGGCGGGTCGCCACCTGGCCTAGTTCGCCGGCAGGCCCGTCTCGATCGCGTTGGTCAGCGTGTTCGACCAGACATCGGTTGCGCCACTGCCTGTCACCCCGCCGGCCGGATCGAAGTCGGCCGCCGCGATGTTGAAGTAGTTACCTACCACCACATTGCGGGCGCCGCCGGTGAAGTCAAATGTCAGTGTGGTGGTGGTCAGGAACGTGTTGCCCCGAATCAGGTAGTCTTGCGCGGCCACGGCGGTCATGATATTGACGTTGCTCGTGAATCGACTATCCTCAATCACCCAGCGGATCGGGAAGCCGATCCCTGCGCCGGTCGTGTGCTTGATTGCCGTCCCGGTAAGACTCGTGAAGAAGCAGTTATAGACGCCGACATGCCCGGCGCCGCCCGACTGCTCGATTCCGTCCTGACCACTGGCGAAGCGGCAGTTGATGAACTCCGCGTGGCTGGCGTCGCGCTCTGCATCGCCCGCGCCGCCGTCCCGAAACAACAGCACACAGGCCGCATCACTCGGCCCGGCGAACAGCAGGTTTTCAAAGCGCCAGCCCTGCTGGAGTACTTTCACCAGCGGTGTGGCCGCTGTGGCGCTGGCCGGCGTTGTCCAGGTCGCGGCACTGTGGCCGCCGGTGGGCGTCGGCGCGGCATCGGCATGACGCGGGCGATTGCCGCCGCCCCGGATCGTCACGTCAAACACCTGGACCGGCGTGGTCAGTTGCTCGCGGACTTTGCCGACGAAGTGGATCACATCGCCGCTCTGGAGCAGAGAGAAGACTTTCGCCATCGTTAGAAACGGTGATGACCAACTCTGCCCGCTGTTGCCGTCACTGCCGCCGGTCGCGTCCACAAACCACTCGGTTCCGACAACCTGAACCGATCGGCCTTCCCGGAGGCGGCCCAGGCGCTCGTTTAGGTAGCCCACGGTTCCCCTCCTTTCTACGGCGTCAAATCGATCTCGACAAAGGCGGCCGGACGAAGGACACCGAAGGCCGCACGCAACTCAGCCAGGATCGCGATCATGTTGCGAACGAAGAAATCCGCGTGACTGTCGCTCATCAGGATGTTCGCGACCTCGCGATCCCAAAGGACGGCCAAGCGCCAGTCGGCAACCATGCCCTGACCCTCGGTTTCGCCCTCGCTCTCAACGACCGGCAGTCCCCACAGACGCGGGTTGCCCAGGATGGATGGCCCACCGAAGTAGTAGCGCGCCTCGTTGTCCTGGGTGAGGTCGAGGTCTTCCCAGTCGTTCGGGTGGAGCACATAGGCCGTAGGGGTCGCACGTCCGGTCACGCGCACTTTGGTGCGGGCGCGGCGGGTTGTGGTCAGGATGTCGGTGTCGAACGCCTGCGGCGTGATGCCGGAGACGTTATGCACGCCGGTGAAGTTATCCCCCACGCCGCTGCCGTTCAGAACCTGATCTTCCAGCTCCTCTTCCAGGCCATAGATCAGGAAGGAATTGACCAGCGTGCGAAGCTGGCCGGCATCGGCAATCGCGCGGCGTGTCGCCGGTATCCAGTGCGCGACCGTTTTCACCGGCTCACTAATGACCAGGGTTTCCAGAGCGCTTTCCGGCTTGCTGCCGCTGCTGCCACTGGTTGCCGTGGCTTCAGCGGTCGGCGCGGCGTTATTGGTGTAGCCGGTGATCCGCACATACTCCACGAGATCGCTTTCGGTCGTGCCGTTCGTGATGATGTCGCGGATGGTGAGCGGGCGCATGAATGCGCCCATGTCACGCACCCCCAGGAACTGCGGATAGACCAGGGCGCCCGCGCTGGTGTTCGAGGCGCCGGTCAGCAGCGTCTTCAGCCCACCGGGGATGGCAACCCGCGGTGAGTGCCCAAACGCCGCCTTGGTGACGGCGCCGCCGATCAGCATGCGCTCGCGCCAGGCTTTGAACTCCGGATCGGTGAGCACTTGTTGCCCCGGCGTTATCGCCTCCAGCGCACGATCCTTCTGATCAACGCGACCCGCGCCCAGACCATTGACCGGCGTGGTCAGGTCCTTCTGGCGCTGGGCCGAGCGTTGGCGCAGCTCGTCCTGATCGCGGATCTCCTTGATCTCTTTCTCGCGCGCCGCGATTTCCGTTTCCAGTTCCAGCGCTTCCTTCTTCGTGGCTTCGTCGAGCGTCGCGTCGCCGGCCTTGTCCCAGATTGCTGTTACCTTGCTCGCCCGCTCCTCAATCTCCTTCAGGAGCGCCTGCTCGCGTGCTTTGCTCATACAAATACTCCTAGTTCGCGGAGTCGCTGCTGCTGGCGCTTCCAGGCCGCGCGCATGGCATTCGTCTCTGCATGGCCCGTGGTTTTGGCGGGTTCGGTCGCCGCGAGCAGTCCTTTGAGTGCCTCAGTCGCCCCGTCGAGCGCCTCTAAGGCATCCGCGATCCGCTTGCGGTTCTCGCCGGACAGCACCCGGCCCTCCTTGGCACGCAGGGAGGTAAGATGCTGGAGGCGTTCGGTATACTTCATGACGGCAGCACGCACCGTCTGATGCTCAATTTCTAAGGGAGCACCCTTCAGGCCCGTGGCGCTGGTCGCTGGGTTCATCCCCCAGTTGACATCACTCAGATCGAAGATCGCCGCCTGGTAGAGGTTCCGCACCGTGCGATCGTCGGTTTCCTCAGTATCCCAGCGCGTCAACTCAAAAGCGTAGCTCATCTCGTCAATCGCGCCGGCCTTCAGGCCAGCGAGGATGAGCCCCGGCTGGGAGGTAACATCATCGCTCAGATACGTGCGCTCGACTGCCACCCCGCCCGTCGCATCCGGCGCGTAGAGGAGGACCGCAGGCGGCAGATCGGCCCGCGCGACCTCAAACAGGCGATTGATCGCCGCGATCGGCGGGCTTGACGAGTCGTGTTGCCAGAGGAACTTCGCGCGCCGCCGGCCATTAACCCGCCCGTCCCCGATCAGGCCAGGATGGGAGCGATCCCCCCCATCGTCCACATTGCCATGCACGATCGCGATCCCGGTGACGGTGCGATCCTCAATCCCCATCGTGAAGGCGGGCGCGGCCTTGTATTCCAGGTTGCTTGCGCCGCGCTTGCCCGACTCGGCCCGCGCCTCCCAGCTATCGCAGACATCGCCCGCAGCGGCGGCAAAGTCGTAGAGTGCGCAGCGCCCGTCCATAAAGTGCGCGCAATTCCCGCAGCGCTCAGAGCCGGTCGCGGCGCGGTAGTTGGGGGCATCGGATTGAGCCTTCTTCGACATAGCGATTCACCAACAAAAAAGTACCCGATGTTCCGAAGAACAAGGGGTACTCTAGGTACTCTCAGATATGGAATTGTGCGGTGCCACTCCGATTCGCTATGCCCACCCGGCTGGGTACGGAGCGGCTTCCGGGCAGCGCACGAAGCGCTATAATCTGGGTTGATTGTCCGAAGGGCAGCGATCAGGCCTTACGGTCATCCATTCCGACCTGATCGCCCCTTCGGCGTAGCCAGTACAGGGCATTGGTTGCGCGGGCCGGCTTCGCTCCGGCGACCTCCAGGTTATGAGCCTGGCGAGCTACTGGACTGCTCTACCGCGCTTCAATTGATTGAGCCGACGAATCGCGCCACGCATCTTACGGGCTGTCATTGGGTGGCGGCTGGGTGGCGGGATATTGGCCCCGGCAAAATACAGATCCCGGTGGAATTGCCGCCATACAGGAAGCATCGCGCGCAACGTCTGTTTGGCAAGCTCCGCGATTGCGCGCCACGCCTCAATCATTTTCTGTATCTGCTCCGGTTCCACCAAACACCCTTTGGAGTTGCACCGGCGAGATGCCTTATCGTCTCTACACCCCGCCGATACAGCCGCGCGCCCTGAGTGCTACCGTGAATGTGCGGGTAGCACATCTATTCTACACCGATTGTCAAGCAGGCGCAAGGACGCGAGATCAACTAAGATCGACAACGTGTAGCAGTACCACCCCGTCCGCGCCAACCAACCGCATTTCGCCTGGAGCGAGTGAGGGGTCGATACGAACAGGATAGCCGAAGAACGTCAAGGACCCCCACGATCGCGGATTGCACACGAGCGCACCGTCAAAGGGAGAGGGACCGAAACGGAGCGGCAGATCCGCCGATGCTATCACGTCGCGACCGACCCTATCTATGGCATTTTGAACGATATCAAGCGTGCTTACAGTCATCATTGGTTTCCTGCTCAGTCACGCATCCGCAGGCGGCGGTTCGGCGAAATACTGACGAAGATCAAACGTTTCGGCCGGCTTGTTCTTAGGCTTGATCTGAATTGTCTTTTTCTCACGATCAAGGATGGCGTAGAGATCACCCGATGGTCCGCGCAGCGGAATAAGCGTGCTGGACTGCGATGCGGGTTGTAACAGACGGCGCTTGTCGTGCTGCATTGTCGTACCTACTCGCTAATTCCGATCGGTAGGAATGTCCCGAACGTGATCCGCCTCGGAAAGGGCTGCATGTCCGTCAGGTGTCACCCGGTAGAGTAACTGCCCATCCTCCACGCCAGCGACCTCAATAAGCCCTGCGAGGATATTTTCAAGGGTAGCGGCGTCTATCAACACCTGATTCGCCCACTGCGCAACGAACTCCCGATGCTCATGTGGGAGGTGTGCAGTACGCAGCAAGAGTGTGCGGAGTCGCTCTTCGCCTAGCACCCCAAAACCGGCCATGCATATGTCCTTCCTCAAGTGCGGCGCTTCCGCTGTTGATCCTGGTAGCGATCCAAATAGCCCCGCTCATAGGGCGGCATATCCGACATGGAGGCCGTATACTCAATGGCTGTAATAGGCAGTGCGGCGCTGCAGAGCAGATCCCTGATCACCGCTTTCAGATCATCGGCCGAGCCCTCAATGATTGCTCGCCTGTCGGGATGTAATGGAGCTTTACGGCCTTTCATGCTAATCCCCTCCGAAATGTGGAGCCGCAGCGCGTGTGCAATTCGGATGCTGAAGCGGGTTGCGCGCGTACCAGGCCAGCGCCTGCACCGTGCCGTTCAACTGGTTGCAGATGTCATCCGAGTCGTCACCCCCGCCGTCGAAAATGACGACTCGATCGACACCCGCGCTCTCATAGCGCGCTACGGTCGCCACAGCCTGCGCGTGCCCTAGCTCGGTACGAGCAATTGCCCGCGCCCGGCCCTTGTAGCTTTCCTCAATCACCAGCCGGATGCCCCTAACCAGGTCATCAATGGTCATGCCTGCTTCCGCCCCGTCTTGGAGCACACCTGCGAGAAACTGGCGCGTCGTTTCGGTGATGTCGCCAATCCGATCGACTGCTTGATTGAGCGCGGCGACCACTGCCGGATCTCGCTCTTCAAACGCGATATCCAGGTCCAGCGCGCCGTTCCAGGTCTCCCAGGACGCGCGCAAGACCTCCACGGTGTACGAGCGGAAAAGCCGCCCCAGGCCGGCGGCATCGTCAGGTTTGAGCAGGTCGTCAACATCCGGCAGTGCCTTAATGAGCACCTCGGTGTCCTGTCCCTGGCCGTTTGTGTATTCTATGCGCACGACCGCCCGCCCATTGTGGGAACGCGCCGCCTTTTCGGCTTCCGCCCGTGCCACAATCTGATCGGCCAGGTTCGCAAAATACCGATCGATCGCGGGCTCCATCCGCCGGGCGACTTCGCCCCGGATGCGCTGGAGCGCGCGGGCGGCCCTGGTCGCGCCAGACCGTGCCTTGCGGCCCTTGATAGGGGACTCACTGGCTGGGAGTTGCGGCGGTGCGGTAAGCGTTGCGAGTGGCTCCAGGCCTGCGCTGACGCCTACCAGGAACAGTTCATCCCTCGGCGGCTGCGCGGGTAGCCCGATCGCCGCCCGCGCTTCGCCCCAGCCCATATAGCCGGCGGTAAAAGCATTATGCACCCGCCCCCACTTGGCCGTCTCATCCTCCTGAAGTGCCTGCACACGCCCCAGATGATGCTTGACGACCACGCTGTTGCCAAAGTCATCCGCAAGCCCAGCCTGGATCGCACTCGCGACCACGCCCCAGAGTGGCACGAGAGTCGCCAGCGTGAAGCGCTTGAACGCCTGTTCACTGTTCGCATAGGTCGGATCGTCACCCAGGCCAGCCACGACCGCCGGGACCCGCATCACCGCACAGATGCGCTGTTCCGGGATGTCGTGGAGTGCGCCAAAATTCAACTCCTCCATATTGAGCGAAAGCCGCTCCACACTTGTGCCGGATTCCAGGATCGCCACGCCACCCTGTGCCCCATTTCGCCCAAACATTGCGATCCACTGCGCTCGCATGCGGGCGATCTCGTCGGGAGTAAGGGCCTGACGCTCGCTCTGGGTGATAATCGTACGCGGGATCGCGTCGTTCTGGAGCAGGGTCCCGACATAGCGTGTGGCCTCGTTATCGGCGTCCACTTCACGCGCGGCGGCCAGGATCGGCGGCTGGGCCATCCAGGGTTGAAGAGGATCGAGCACAGGCCACTTGATGTGAATGATGTCTTCGGGCGGAATCGGCTTCAGTTCGCCATCTCCGGTGCGGAAGTCGTAATGGTCGATCCAGCTTGGGTTATCTGGGTCCTTCGATGGGACCGGGGTGATTACGCCATCGTGGTACGGCCGTAGTTTAATCACCTGGCGCCGGCTGTTGCGGAGCTTGTGCAGGTAGCAGTTGCCGCCCAAGGCCAGCCAGACGATAATCGCGGCCTGCATGGCGTCTTCGCCCATATCGGCATTGGGCCTCACGAAGAGACGGCGCATCGGGTGATTGGGCAGCGGCGGCGCGTTGTCGCGATCGTCTTCGTAGACCAGCAAAGGGGGTTCAGGGAAGGAGAAGGCCAGCGCGGATAAGCAACTAAAATAGACCGCGTTCTTACGCAGCCCTTCGGCCACCAGACTGTCGAAGGTCGGGATGAGGATCGAGCGACTAACCCACGAGGGCACGATCGAGAAGCCGGCTGACTTGACCAGCATGCGGGCCAGGGAGTAGCGCAGGGCGGTGGTGAAGCGCATAACCTAAACCTTTACCCCCAACGCACGGAGCGCCGCAAGGCAATGCTGATCGGGCGTGGCGTCCATCATGTACCAGCACTCCCAAAAGTGAAGCTTCCGAATCTGGGCCATGTCCGGCGACTCGCACGCGATCCGATATAACTCCAAAAGGTAGAAGTAGGCCCGATCGCGCCGGTGCATTCCCTTCCTCACAAGCCGACAGTCATTGTCATCGGTTGTGTAACTTGGCAGTATCCCCCACTCATCATGCCCATCGCGCAGCGCCGGCACAGTTGGCGCGCCCATCGTCTCTGCGAACTCGTAATCGAGCTTGTGCTCGAACACCTGCTCGGCTACGAGTGCATCCCGTTCGCGGGGGGTCAGCTCGCTCCAGGGTTTTTCGTTCATAGCTCGCCTGCTTTCACCGGCAGCCACTCCAGCCCGCCGTAGCGCTGCCGATCCCGCTCCACCGAAGCGTAGAGCGCAGCCAACGCCGTCTCAACGGTCGCGGCGTGCGTGCTGAGGCTATAAATCGCATCCTCGTTCTGGTCATAGTCATTCTCGCCCTTCCCAGGGATCGGGATGCCCGACTCGGCCAGCACCTGCACGTTCGCCCGAACGACCGTATGGGCGTGCCAGCGTGGGCGCTTCCAGGTGTGGGCCGCAAACTGGATCAGCACCGGATACTCACCTTCGGGGAGTGTTACCGTCGCGCGCGCTGTGGTGATCGGGCGCTCGGTGTGCTTCATCTTGCCCAAGAGCCAGTTCGCAACGCGCAAGACCGGCTGACGCTTGCTGCTGCCGACGTCCCAGAACGACCTATCGCTATGCCACTCATCGAGCGCACACCACAACTTGACGAAGATCGCACCATCGCCCACGAAGAAGCCCAGATCGCGCCCCTCCTTCGGTCGCCAGTGGGATGGCAGCACGCCCTCCACATCGAAGTGGAGGCTCACACCAGGCACGGCGAAGCTGAGACCGATATCGGTATCATCGCCCCAATCACCGATCGTGAGCGACGCACGGCACGCGCGCCCACCAAACGACCACGATATCCCGAAACTCCACGCAGGCGCCCGATCAGCACGCTGCGCTCTGGTCAGCCGAAGCCAGAGGCGCGCCCGCCCACGCCTCCAGAGTGGCCCTTTGGCGCCACCGCGCGAGTCCCATCCTCGGTTCATGTTCTGGACGGTCCCATAGAGACGACCGCCCAGGTATTCACGAAAGATGCTCACATGCCCCTCCTGATGCGACCGATGATATAGCGCTCTGCGTCGAGCAAGTGAAAAGCATTCTTGTTCTGAATGTCATTCGTCGGCTTCCCGGTTGCATCGACCTTGCGCCGGTAGGTGCGTTTCTCCTGGCGATACTCGGCCAGATCATCAAACACCAGAATCTCACTCCGTTTGTGGGTGCCGTACACCCGGCCAATCCCCAGCCACACATCGCTGATATCAGGCTCGTTCACCGGCAACCCACCGCGCCGAAATTCCAGCCGCCATTGTCCCTCTGACTGCGAGCCACCGACACAGAACGGCACCATCGGCTCACCCTTGCGTAACTCCTCAGCATGCTCCCTGGCCGTGCGCCCGCCCGCGTGATAGGTCCGGTAGAGGTACAATCGTCGCGTGCCGGGTTCTTCGGCAAAGAACACGGCGGCGGTATTCGTGCCGCCGAAGTCCAGGCCCATGTAGCGCTGCCAGGTCGGATCAAGTTCGATGCGTGGTATCAAATGTCCGCCGATAACCGCCGCGTAGTCCTTGAAGCTATCGTAAATCAAGCCCACCGGCGAGGCGATCAGGTGCTGGCACTCGCGTTCAAAGGCCGCAACCCCCCAGGTCGTCGCATAGTTCTGGCACGCCTCCAGGCTTTGCCCGGCCCAGGTCGGCGTGCCGCTTACCACAAACTGCTTGCGGCCATCCGATCCGGTCTGCTCCTCATAGCTGTAATCGACGAGCGCCGGATGCGGGCCACTCACGATCCGATCGAGCAGAAACGTTGCCGTGCCATCCGCCTGAAGCTGATCGAAAATACTGCCTGGAAAGATCAGGTTCTGCACGGCCAGCACTGCCGCATCGGGACTGCCGGCCGGCAGCAGGGTCATCGTAATTGTTTCGATCTTCTTGGCTGTGGTCTCTGGCGCATCGTGCAAATCATCCACGTCGTCGAGGATCAGCAGGTCCGGCCGTACCTCATCGAGCTTCGCGCCACGCGCCCCGGTGTCCAGGCCAAACGCCTCAACCGTAAACCCATCGGCGGTACGTACCTGGTTGCGACGCCAGCCACGGGCGTGACCGTAACGGTTGAGCGCGCGCTCGACGCCCAGACGCTCCAGCAATCGCGCAATGGCCTGAACATGCTTATCGGCCTGCTCCTGCGTGCCGGAGACATAGATCGCATACTTCCGCTGCCGACGCACCCCCAGCATAACCGTTGCCAGCTCAACCGAGGTGGACTTTGCGCCGCCACGCGGCCAGATTGCCACAAACGGCGCCGGGCGTACCCCCGGCTCAATCGCCCAAACCCACTCCCAGAACGCGCGGTGCCGATCTGCGAACGGATAGGCAACATAGGACGGGAACGTATGGTGCAACCAGCCATACCAATCATCCGGCGCTGTCAAGTGCGGGCTGCTCGGCGCCTGCATCAGTGGCGTGCAAGGCCTCGAAAAGTCGAATGGACTTGTCGGCCATGACCCCATGAAGGACCGCAAGGCTTTCCGCTGGTTGTCGGTTAATGTAGTCCGGGTCGCTCGCGACATAGGCTTGGGCTATCAACGCCTGGAGATTGGCCTCCAGGTAGCGTGCGGCAATGGCACCGATGTGCTCTTTTTTTAGGCTTGCAAGCGGATCGTTTCGTGACGACCAGCTATGGATCGTACCGACCGGTATCCCGTACTTGGCTGCCGTTGCGCCGGGGCCGAGGAGTACGAGGTCAGCAAGCGCGGCGGCCTTTACCTCGTCACTGTAGACTTGTCGTGCCCTGCTCTTGCGCTTCTCGTCCATTACTTCCGCCTACCGCGCCGCCACACATCGATCGCCATCGCGACCAGCAGCGCCAAGACCACGAGCGCGAACAGCAGGATGGTGTGGTCAGTGGTCATTTACGCTACCACCCCAATTCCGCCACGGTATTGACCAGGATGTTATAGAGTTGATCGTCAATGCCGAACCGCACGCGGTTGTGTTCCAGGCTTGCGGCGATCGAGCCTTGCGAGGTCCGCTCACTCGCAGCCCGCCAATCAGCGAGCATCTCGATTACGTCAAGCAAGGACATACCTGCGACCCCGTTGGGCCAGTGCTCTGGATGGTGCGAGTTATGCGCGTAGTGATGCTCGATTGTCGGCTTCCCTTCGACAAGCGCGGCCTTGTATTCCTCGCTTCCGTAGACAAGGCTGCTGAGTTTGAAAGTGAGGACATCGAACCCGCTCTTTTCCGGCTCGATGAGCTTGCTGGCGTCGTGCGACTCGCCGCGCTCATGTAGCGCCGTGACAATCTCCCCTAGCCGCGCCTGTACCTTGCGGATATGCGCCAGGGTGTCCGGTGTCGAATCAGGCATCGCTCACCTCAAAATCAAAGGCTCAAAATTCATCCCCGGTGTCGGTGCGCACCTTGTAGTGCGACGGTGGCGATCCCTCGCTCTCGCGCGTCTCGATAATCTCAGCAGGGCTTCCGTAGTTGTCGGCGGTCACGAAAACCCGATCGCCTACCTGTCTCATGGCGGTTGAACTGCTCATCTTCGTCCCCAAAGCTCATACCTCGTCCGGAGATGCCACACCAGCCCTACGCCGATGAACAAATATGCCTGAAAGAGCCACTTCCACAATGGCGGCAACGGCTCCCGACCGGCCAGCGCGAGCGCCCGCCGACCAAACAGCCACGCCACCACCGTCGCTGTGGCATTGGCCGCCACGCTCATCCACAGGCGCCGGATGTGCATCTCCACGAACGAGCGGTACTGATCGGTCTCCTGGCGCCGCTTGTCGCGGTCCTCAGCGTCCAACTTGCGATCCTCACGAAACTCGCGCTTCAAGGCCGCCATCTGGCTGGTCAGGTCGAGCACCGCCACCATGATGATCCGTTCATGGTGCGACGGCGGAATCGTGTCGATCTTTCTAAGCGATTCGCGGGCCTGCTCCAGGTCTTCCAGGATGTGCGGCGGCACGTTGATGCCGAACTCAGCCTGCTGAAGCTCCAGGCGCTCAATCCGGCGCAACAGCACGGCGCGGAGATCGTTTGCGGTGTTGGCGCCGTTGCTCATCCACCGCTCCCGATCAGCGCCTGGCCGAAGCGCACGACCAGATACCAGTGGTGAAGCGTCAGCAGCACAAGCGTGGCCGCCAACCCGACTGCGATCACCCGCTGCCACTGCCAGGCGCGATCCTGTTTGCCGGTCAGGTCCTGGATTTTCTTCATCAGCGCCGGTAGGCTCACCGGGCCTGCCGCCTGCGCGTCAGCGAGTGCGGCCGCTTCCTCAGCAGACGGATCCCCGATCAAAATCGCATTCTGCGCGATCACCTGCGCGAGCTGATCGGTGAGCGTCCGGTTGTCATTCAGCAGTGCAGCCAGCAGCCGAAGCACCGGCGGGCTTTCCTCCTGGAGGATGACGCCCTGACCATCGAACGATAGCGCATCAATGATCTGGTTCAGCCGGCTAAGAGCCTGTCGAATGTCCAGAATCTCTTCACTATGGGCGCCGAGTGCCCGACGCTCGCCCTCCAGAATTGCGCGCAGCACGCCCATATCGTTGCGACATGCGGCGATCTCGCTCCGGAGCATCTCAATTGCATTGGCCGTCTCATCAGGCATAGGTCTGTTTCCGTCATTGGAGCCATGGTGTACAATCGTCATACGGCGCCGCGCCTCCGTCGCGGCAACGAGTCGCCCGGCTGTCTGTTGCAGCAGCGCCGGGCGGCGCTCCCCCTAGCCCTCAGCAGGCGTAAAATCGATGTAGTACGACTGGCCGGGCAAAAACTGATCGAAGGCCAGCGGATTGGTGATGGTCATCTCCATGTGGCCGGCGGGTGTCGCCTCCCAGAAGGCCCGGTTCTCTGCCGAGTCGTTATGGACCGGGCGCAACCGGACAGTCTTGCTGGTTGTCTCACCGTCGGCGCTGTTTGGCTCAACCGAGACAACCAGGAACTTTGCTCTGACCACTACGGCACCCCCTTCTGATAGCGAATCAACTGATACTGGTCATCCAATCCCCAGATCGCGCCGCCCTGAAACAGTTGCACCACAAATCTATTATGGCCGTCCATCGTATCGGGGATGCGGTAGATCGGCTCGCTCCTAGCCTCGCCCAGCCAGCGCGCATTTTCAAACCACAGGCCTGGAATACCCCAGCCGCGCTGTTCGACCGGCAGCGGATAGGCGGTGCCCCAGGCGGCCCAGGGATCAGGCTGCGGTGCAACCTGGTCGGCGGCCTGCTTGATCACATCCAGATAAAACGCTTCGGTAATGGCTGCGCCAGGACATGCGAGCTTGTTGTAATCCCGGTGCGAACTAATGCTCCCAACATGCGCAGCCGGGGTGTTGCGTGGCCCAGCCCGGTACGTCAATTCAAACGTCTTCAGGTGCTTCTGGAGGATGACCACGGCCTGGCCGACGAGCCGCGCGACCCGATCCGGCCAGATCGCATGCTCATAGTAGCCGATCACCTCAACACCGATCGAGTAGTGGAGATGGCCAGACGGATCACGGTAGCTATTTCCGCTGGCTGCGTGGATGCCCACCGTATTCATTGGCGTGAAAAGCCAGATCCAGCGCTCATCGATGAACAGGTGCGGGCCGGCGGACCATTGATGGGTGTCGCGGTAGTAGTTGCGAATGCCGTCGAGCTGGCGCCGTCGCTTGGCGGAGATCGCAGCCTCGCTCAAGCCCTGCTCGTGCGCGTCCCAAAACCGATCAGGATCGCCGTAAGGCGCCCAGGAAGCAGCCGGGATGGCCGTGTGATGAAGCACAACGAGGTCAGGAGGGATTGATCCGAAGGCATACGAGGCAACATACCGCTCGAACTGCGCGATGGTCAGGCCCTGGCCGATGTAGGCAAAGGTTGGAGCCACGGCAAAAGCAACGGGCGCATCCGGCACATCGCCGCCAGTGGCATCGGCATCGAACGGTAGGAAATTGGGAAGATCAGAGGACTGCATCCCGGCTCCTGGCAAAAGGCATACTCCGGGCCTTTCACCCGCCGGGCTATCAGAGGTGCATCTATTGTAGCGAGTGGGTGCGGGAAAGTCAAGACGCCAGCACAAGTGCGATCGTCCTAGTCAAACCGGGGAAGGATAGTAGACAGCTATGGTAAGATAGACAAACAAAACCCCAGGCGCCGGCAAAGAGCTGTCAGAGGCACATGCACGGGCCTGGGGTTGCTGCGTAGTGCGCCGGGTGTGGCGCGGGGGCTATATTCCGAGGTCGATCAGAGCCTTCGTATCTTGCAGGATTCCGTCCTGGCCTGTAACCTCCAACTTCAGCCCTTTTGCATCCGCCGGCACATCGTAGATCGCCTCGCAGGTCGTGCTAATGCCCGGATTAAGCGAGGCCCTGGTGTTGCACGGCTCATCAATAAAGGTGTCGAGCACAAAGCCAGGTTCAAACCTCCGTCCCTGATCATCAACCAATTGAAGTGTTCCGGTTGTCGCCAACGGATCCTTGCTGGTGTTTTCAACATAGAAACGAATGTCGATAAACTGCCCGCTCGTCACCAGATCACTGATAAACTGATTGCCGCTCTCAATCCGCTGGCCCAACACCGTTACCTTCGTTACCTTCCAGTTGAGCCGCCCTACTGACACCATCTGATCAATGGTCGGGAGTGGAGTTGGCGTCGGTTCTGGGGTTGCGGTCGCCGTGGGTGCGGCAGTCGGTGGAACGGCGGTCGGCTCTGCTGGCCTCGTAGGCTCTGGGACCTGGCTTGGCTGCTCCGCTGCCCCGCCCGTTACCACAGTAGGCGCGCTCGCCACTGGTGTGTTTCCTCGCTGTCTACTGGTGAATGGGCTGGCGCATATGCTGATGACGATCAGCGCCAGAAACCCCACCGCAACCTTGCCCAGACACCCCCGATTCCACAGCCGAATAATCCCGCCCCAAACCGTGTTGACGACCTGCATAAATTCCCTCCCTGCTACGATGCCGATATGTCATGGATATCGGCAGTCAAGGCCGGAGGGATTCTCAGCGCGGAGCGGTCGCTACGAGCATCAGTAAAACTGACATCTTCAGGTCATAAAAATCAGCACAGGTGAGCTACGATCAGTCGGCTGTTAGGATGCTGTGAGGGTAGCGTTAAGCCGGGCCGCTCGCGCTGTGCTACACTTCGACTTATCAACAATTTTGGATAGCACAGATGAGCGTTTTGTCATCTCTGAGCCGGGCCCGTAGGGTGCTCTACCGCACTAGAAACAGCCACCCAAAATCCGTGCCGTGAAATGATGTTAAAACCTATGATATTTCACACATTGACAGGGGATTTAAGATCATGGTATAGTCTCGATCCTTTACCCGCTCGGCTCCCTATCCTCGCGCCGGGCCACACTGCCGACAACTGCCGCCCCGTCTGCGGACTCTATGCTCACCGACCGACAAGTAATGGAGGCCAGCATGTCCCTGAGCCGCGCTCGTCTCGTCTACGGCTGTGGCGTCGCCATCATCGCGGCGCTGTTGATCTCAGCAGGATCCCCGATTTACCTTTACGCGGCAGCGATCCTCATCGTGGTCGCTCCGTTGCTCCTCAGAGCAATTGAGCGCGCAAGCTGGCAAGAAACCATCGACAAGAGCGAGTACACAATCGATGCTATCCTTGCTGATTCCGACCAGATCGGCGGCCGTCAATATAGGCCATAACCAGATCGAGAATAGCTGGATCAGCACGAGCATCAGATCGAAGACGCTCGATCACCTGCTCAAGACGATCGGGATCTTTGTCAGAAAGTTCAATTACTCGCCGCAACTTTGATTCAACACGCGCCAACTGCTGGCGTTCTTCTGGTGACAACGCCAACCACTCGCGTGCGACCGTTCGCCCCTGTTCTTCCGCCGACTCCAGTAGCGCAAGATGATCCAAAAGGCCGCCAAGATACTTGATGGCCCGTACCACAAGCGGCGTCTTAATATCCTTTGTTTCCCCTGTCTCCCAGGCGATATAGGTATTTCGAGCAATCCCCATCGCCTCAGCCAGCGTTTTCTGGCTGACCCCCTGTTGCGTGCGCAACTCGACAATATAGCCGCGTAACGCATCAGAATACGCCATGGCGCTATCAAGAGTCTCCATGCGCTCCTCCCATTTTCTCATTGTATCGCACGTCCAATAAACTGTACAGCCCGAAAAACCATGCTTGACACGTCCAAGAAACTGTACTAGAATGAGATCGATATGTAATGGTTTTTGTACTAGGATAAGCCAATGGATAAATACCCGCATTTCGCAAAGGCACTTCGAGCGCTGGGCAGGACAGATATGGAGTGCGCCCAAGCGCTTGGTGTCTCCAGAGCCTCGTTTTACAACTACCTACGCGGCACCTCGTTGCCACCAGTCGAAAAAGTGAAGCAACACCCTTCCCTCGATCACGCACTCACGCTCGATATTCGCGGTGAAACTCCCAGCGAATGTGCCCAAATTCCTGCTTGACAAGTACAACTTCTTGTACTATACTTGTGTACAAGAAGTTGTACTTATTCTTTCTCGCAAGGAGCCACCACCATGACAGCCATCGCCAACCACAGCAGCCGCCACACCGAACTGATGGGCCGCAACGTCCTCGTTCAGCGCCTTGGCCGCACCGTCGCCGGCCGGATTGTCGATACCGTTGACGGCGTGCTGCCGAACGGTGAGGCGGGCGCGACCTTCGTTGCCATCAGCCCCCGCGCCGCCCAGGACGTTGCGATCAGCGGCGAGTGGATTAACATCAGCGAGCTTACTTTCGAGGATGCTCCGATTGTTGCTCCTACACCCGCCGCCCCCGTCAAGACCATCACCTACGATCGCCTGACTGGCGACTACAAAATGGAACTGGATGGCGAGTTCGTGGGCTACGAGCGCAGCTACCACGCCGCCGAGGTCGAGCTGGACCGGCTGGCCTATGAGCGCCTCGACCGGGCCGGCGTCGAGCCGGAAATGCTGGTGAGCGCGACCGCGCTGGATGCTGGCAGCAGCCCGGACGAGATCGCGGCGGAGTATGCGGCGGCGCTGGAGTCGGCCGCCGCTCCGCTCGCAATGGAAAACATCACTATCGGGATGCTTGTCACCGTCAACGATGAATCCGCTCACAACCCCGGTGGCTATGGTCGCATCACAGCGCGAGCACCAAAACGCAACCTTGTTCGCGTTGACAGCGGTGAGTTTCCTGGTCAGGAAGTGACAGGATGGTACCCGGTTGAAAATGTGGAGCTACACATCTCCACTTCGGACGAGCCCACCCCCGCCCCCAGCCACAACCTCATCAC